GCGAGCTTTAATGTGTTAGTAGCCGGCGACAAGAGCCCTACGGGTATTAAACCAATTGCCTCACTTAACGCTTCATTTACCGTTTATCCAAATCCTGCATCAGCAACAGTAAACCTGCAATTGCCACAGGCATATACCAGCAACACGCAAATTGATGTGTTTAATTTACTTGGCCAAAATATTTATAACCTGCCACAGAATTCAAACAACACACTTAGTATTGATGTGAGCCAATGGCCGGAGGGCGCTTATTATGTACGCGCTATTAATGGCAACACCACTTACACTAAAAATTTTATAGTGGCACGGCATTAAAAAAATATAATAAAACTATTGAAAAACGCCCTGTGAAAACGGGGCGTTTTTATTTGGCACCGTTCTCATAATGAAAGACTTTGTAATTACACGAGCATTTGCCAGGTGAAATATTAGAAATAGTAAGAGAGTTACCGGTGTGCTTTTGAGTATTATAAAATGATTAAAGGCTACGAATCTCGGCCATAAACTGATTAAGAGAAATGTTTAATCCGTATGATCTGTTAATATTACTCAGGCTGGTTTTTATATGCAGAGGAGGAACACTATCATAGCCATGGTGTAAAGTAATGGGCCTCAATAAAGGTTTAGCAGGATTGTCATAAATTTCATGTTTGCTCGACTTCAATTGAATGATATTGAACTTCCTTTTCAGCCATCTTTGAAATTTATGTTTTGGAACTGGTATAAAACTGCCCATACTATACCGGTATAGCTACACGTATTTTCTTTTCTCTAACTATGTCATAACCACGCATCATTCCAATGGGGATATAGGGAGGTTCAAAATTAACGTCAGGTTTTTTCTTCAAAGTCCATCCTAATTGAAGCAGTTGTTCATTAAGATTTTTTTTTCTTGTAGCGTCTTCAATAAAAACCTGCACGGCATCTTTAAACATCTCTATAGATTCATTTACCGAATTACCATAAGCAGATAAATCTAATGCCGGGCAAAATGCCGTGAAAAAGCTATCTTCCTTTACAACTGCAACTTCAAGACCTACATTAAATAGATTTCCTCGCAGTTCAAGTTTTTGAATAGGCATATAGGCGATTTTTTTTGTTCAAATTAACGGATTTTTATTCATATATAAGTATAACGCTTTAAAACAACATACGCCCTTAATATGAATAAAGTATTAACTGGTACAAAATTAATGTAAAAATAGTGCAAAAGCTATAGGCAGGAGCAGCTAAAATAACGTTAATGATATTTTAAAATTGATTTAGTAAAATGCTAAATCGCTCTAATTCTTCCCTTGTTTATTTATCTCCTCCATCACATATTCCACTTCTACCCAATGCGCTATAACTTCTTCTGTGGTCATATAACGGGTATCCATTTTAAAATGGTATTGCACCCAGGCGCGCATTTGACGTAAAGTGCTGCTACCCATATTCAGGCGGCTGTCATCTATTTTTTTTTGAGCAGGTCATCGTATATGCCGCACAGGTTGCTGCAAATGGTCATGAAAGACAGCTTGACTTTACCGTTCTCATACTGCTCATTTAATATACGTGGGTCAGAGGCTTCCTTAATGAGGTTGCCTTCTAAAAGCATTCGTGAGGCGCCGGTAAAGCTTTGTGCGCTTTTGTCTAGCGCCTTCATTTTATACTCAAATGAGGGGTGTTTAATGTACCCTACAATTTGATTGCCTTTAGCATCTTCCACACAACCTGCTACCACTTCGGTATTAAGTTGTTTCTCAAGTTCAAGGCGTTTGTCTTCTATTTGTTCCGGGGTAAGTTTTGGTTTGTCGTGAGCCATAAGATGATTTTAAAATTTTAGGTATATATAAAAATTATCGTACCCCTGTTCTCGCACATTACAGTAGTTATAATGGTAGCCGATGAGTTAGCCGTTAACCACGCTTGTATGGCGGTTTGTGTATTGTCTATTTCTGCTGATGCTGTCATAGTGTTAATTGTTTACTGATAATTGTTCACCGGTTAAGCTGTTGGATAATGAATGATATTGGCGATGATAAGTGACGCGGTAACCATTAGCTTGGTGGCACCCTGGTCGGCCTTAAAATCGTCATCAGTAAATTCGCAGCTTTGTAACACATCTTTTTTCAGAGGTGTTCTAACGCCATCACCCATTACAATTACAATGTCAAAAGGGGTTACCTGCAACGGGTCGTTGTTGGGACTGGCGGCCTGTATGGCTTTCCACTCATCCAGGTATAACTCTACAGAGCCTTCAAATTCATAATTACCATACCCGCGGCTGATAGGTTTGGTGCCTAAGCCGTAGTTGTTTTCCTTTTTCTGTTTTGGCTTATAGGTTATTTTTGTAATTCCCACAATGGGAACTGAAAGGCCCACGATTTGTATCTGAAGGTCCTGCCATGAATAATTTACTCCGTTAATTAAAGGCATATAGTTAATTTGAAAATTTGATGATTGTTGGCTTATTATTAATTAATTGTTTAAAAGTTTTGTCTCAGGTCTAATTAGCATAACCTATCGGCACTAATATCTGCCGGGCAGTCCCGTTCTCAGTAGGTTGCACCGCAATGGTAACACCATTATTGGCCACCACATTTTGAGTAGGGTCTATTTGAACGGCAGTTGCAGCTATATTTCCGCTGGCATCGCCGGCTATTTCGCCATTGCGCGCCATTTGCTCCATGGGGTTACGCGCCAGGCTGTCTAAATTTGCCAGTGTTAAAGGCGGTATGGTGCCATCGGCATTTAATTCAATGGGCCCATTTACCAGGGGTAAAAGATTAGCATAAACTACACGGTGTACCTTATCAATTACCCGGTTATCATTCATATTAGCAAATGAATCGGTAGATGACGTAGCGGTTTTATCGTCGTTAAAATAAGTACCAACCAGGCCGCTGTAACTCATAATAAAATTATAACGGTAATTATCCAGTTGTGTTAACGCATTGTTTTCGCTGTTAAACACTTCAGAATATAATTGCCCGTTAGCAAATCCGGGTACATTAAGCTCTGTACCATCAGTAATATTATACTGTTGTACCCAGCCAATATCAATATTAACGGCTGCCGATGAGGTAGCGCCTAAGGTTGCTCCCAAAGTGGTAATAGATTTGCCATAAGCATGGTACAATGTTCCGCCTAACGCATTACCATCCTGGCCAATGGCCACACCCACGCCCGCGGCATTTTGTCCCGACAAATCAGGCAGGTCAGAAATATCTGTAAAGCCGGAGCTAATATCAACACCTGTCCAAATTTCAGCGGGTTGATTGTTGTTGAACAATATATTTTTAATATTTTTTAACGCGGTAATGTCGCCCGCCTCAAACGTGTGATTGATAACCGTGCCCACCAGGTAAACACCAAACTGCCTGATGTTGCCTTGAGCAAAAGCCTGTGCATTTAACAAATCCTGAAAAGCTGTGGTTTGCGCGCTGTAAACGGCAGAAGGGGTAACGGTAATAAATAATTTACCATTGGGCATTAAGCGAAAATATTCTGCCACATGATAGTGCCATACCGCTTTTAAAGATGCTGCACCACCGCTAAACTGAGTAGCTATATCATCGGTATATCCTCCGGACTGGGTGATGGTGGAAGATAATATGGTTGAAAATATACCTAACCCCGGGCGAGCTGTAATGGTAACAGTGCCTTGTGTGCCTGAATCTGCTGTGCCGGGTACTGCGGTGTAGCCGGTGGAAGCAGAAGCGACATTAATGGCATTAGAAATAGAAGCAGCAAGAATGGCCGGTGAGGTGTCGGTTGATAATTGATTGTAATTGCATAGTTGCACTAAATTGAATGGTTCTTGTGCAAACAACTGAATAACGGTGGATGTAGTGCCAATAGCCGTTACTTTATATACGGCCACCGCCGCTGTTTCATCAGAATAATCGCCAACTATGCCGGCGTTTTCTGCCTGTGTTAAGGACAGAACCGGAACTGTTGGGTGCGCATCGGTAAAAGATGACGAGGGGTAAGGGCCATAAAAATGTAACCCGCTGATATAATCATTATTAACAGGCGGGCGGCCAACCTGGCTCTGGTTTTGCTGAAATATTACTTTGTTTGGAAAACTCATTGGTTTTAAGAATTAGTGGTTAACGATTTAAAAGCTTAGATGATTACGTATTTTTTTTAAGCCAGTCTGTTACCGAAATGGTTTCTACTATTTCGTTTTCGGGCAGCGGTTTTTCAATACGGGTGGTTTTGCCGGCATTATCCTTACTGTAGGTGACATGAAAGTGAGAATACTTTTTGCCTGTATCTGCCTGGAAACTTCTGTAAAAATGATTACCGGACCTGTCAAAATACAGTACTTTAATACGAGGGTCGGCAAGTAACGTGTCGCGTAACTCCCGCTTCTTTTTTTGTTCAGTGGTTTCAGCCACCTCTTTGTCTTGTTTGGCCATGATGGTTAGGTTTAAGTGATTATTGTGTTGCTGTGGCATTTAGCTGTATCCAATTGTTGCCGTCAAATTGAAATTCTGCCGAGCCGAACTTAGAGGCAGCAATAGTTAATGTGCCTGTACTTTTAAAGTTGCTGCCAAACGTAATGACGTGCTGGCTGCCATCTGTAGAAAACAAGAACCTTATTTTATCACCCGTAAACGGCGCGGCCTGTGCATTTATGGTAACGGCCCCGGTTAATTGCAGGGTAAATAAAGTTTCTTCTGCAGTGGTGGCCGGCAACGACAGCGTTGAGGCATAGGTTAGAGCAGACGTAGCCCGATTATATAAAATGGTTGATTCGGGCTTGCTGCTATCTGTTAACGTGTTGTTATATCTGAATACTGACATTGGTGTTAATAGTTAAATGTGAACGGGTTGATGCCCGGCAGTGTCATATCTGTTTATGCGGTAAGTGTGGTGTACAATACGATCTGGTCGCCAAAACCTGTTTGCGTATCCATTTTGAAAAGCCCTTTTATAAAGAACAATTCAGAGTTGTTTTGCAAACGTTGTAATTGCAAACTCATGTCATCTTCGCTATTCATTCCTATCCATAACTGCCCGTCAATGTCAGGTTTTGCAAAACACATGATAAAGGTGTTCTCAGGTAATCCGGCCAAAGGCACTACATCATATCCTGCCCATTTGTTAATACCTGCAGAGCTGGTATCCTGGTTTTTATAGGCATCTAAGCGAAGCGCTTCTTCATATTTCGACTGGTCGGCATAGCTAACCAATATGCGCAAACCTTTTAGTCCGTATTTATAACGCACAGCCAATGGCGTTAACAAAAACGCTGCCTGAAACTGGTCGCGGATGTTGGAATAGGTTAACGCTACTGCTGATGGGAATGGCACAACTGTATCGTCAGTTAACAACTTTTCTAACCAGCCGTCAAAAAAATAAAAGCTGGCGCTGCTTAAAGAACTAGGCGGAGTTTCTGCACCAGAGCCATAATCAGGATTATATT